AGATACACTCAGGGGTAGATTCCTTTACGGTCTCTATCAACTCTACCTTAAAAGCATTTGAGAGATTCTCATTTGCTTTCATCTTCAGCATGATTGTATCAGCTTGTTGGCAGGTGAGTGATGAATAGAATAATATTTCTAACATGGGATGAACGACTCCGTTCCGCGACTTACTTGCGTCCGATCTCTCGGATGAACGACAGGTCTATTATAGACCTCATACATTATTTAGTCAAGAGCAGAGTCAAAAACCCTCTTCCTTTGCTTCTTCAATCATTTTAGAAACATAATTTTCTGTACCATTAATGGTCTTAATGGTAAACAGATTAGACTTTTGATACTTTTTAATCTTCTTATACTTTTTCATAAGAACACTGATCTCATCAGAAGACATATCAAAGTCTACGTCAAATCCACTACTCATTTCTTTTTACTCGATTTAGTTTGTGGTTGTGGTTGCTTCGGGTCAGTCCAAAGTTTTGGATTTACAGTTCCAGCAGATTGTGTGATGTCCAACAGTCCTTTCTTATATTGATCATAGTAATGATCAAAGATAGATACTTTTTTAGAGCAGATTACAATATCATATTTGATTTCTTCTTTATCACTATACTTAACAAGAAAAGCATTGTTAGGTAACAACTTATCTTCTGCTAGAGTTGGATCGCAGTTAGTCTCATAAATCTTCAAGACCTACCTCCCCATTGGATGTCTGGGAATGCAGTTTCAACAGCACCTTTTGTAAGTTTATACTTGGATTGAAGTGCTTTATCTTTTATGAGACAAAGCAAATCTGCCTCTGCAGGATGAAGACCTTCAAGAATCTGAATGAACATAGATTCTCTACGAGTCTTGGAGAGGTTTGGATTACCTCCTTGTACAAAGTGATAGAGATTCCTATACTCCTTTCTTAAAGAAGTGTGATCTGTACCAATAGGAACATCATTCTTCTCGTATGGCACATCTCCTTCAGGTAGAAGAGAGACTACAGTATCATCAAAGTTCCAAATAAGAAGAGATTTAAGTGCAGCATTTGCAAACTCTTTCAATATTTCAACTTTTTTAGTTACCGTTCTCTGCTTACTAACATGATCAAGGATCTCATGCATGAAAGGATTAGGTGGAAGTGGTGACTTAGGCATAGTATTTCAAATCAGGTTAGGTTATTTATTCTTCCCCTTCAGAATAATCTTCAAGGGTGTTTTCAAATCTTACAGCAAGAATATCATCTGGTAAAATTTGACCGTGTTCATCGAACATTTCGGGATGGGTAGGTATGAAAGTTGAGTTTCTTTCGATCACATATTCTTTTAGTAGGTATCCGATTACTCCTCCTACTAAAAGAAATATCACAGAAATTACAGTCGATAGCGTTAAAGTTACTGCTAACATTTTAATCCTCCCCTTTTAGAGATTCTTTTGTTTTAACATCTAAACTAAAGTCTAGAAATAAGTTAATCTCTTTCTTAAAAAAAGGAAAAACTCTTCCAAACTTAATCTCAAAAGTTTTGGGCGTGTTTGGTTTTCTCCTTTTATTTCTAAGTAGTAACTCTACACCCCGATTGAGATTCAAAGGTGGGTCACTGTTACGATTATTTATTGGTCTTTCGTTTTCGTCCTGGTCTTTTTTCTTGTTCATACTTCCATGCATCCTCAAGTATACCATAAAGATATTTTCTTATTTTTCGTGCCTCTGGTTTTCTTATATGCCCATATCCTTCACGAAGTTGTTGATGCATTCCATCAGCACCACCTTCAAGATATTCATCTAAGTCTAATATTAAGAGATTGATTTCCTTTGCAGTGGAACTTTCAATAAACTCAGTTGCATCTCTCTTAGTAGCCTGAATACTTTTCAAGTACTGGTACATGTTTATCACATATTTTCCTTGAAAAGCATGATCAATTGCGTGTTCTACGATGTCATATAAGTCTACGTTATCCATCAGACCAGTTTATTTTCTTTCAGGTATTTAACAGTTTCTTGACATCCCCCAAGTTTTTGTCCATTTGATAACACCTGAGGAAAGGTAGAACCTGGTCCAAACTCAGCATAAAATTCGCCCTTCTTATAATCCCTATCAAGTTTATATTCAACAAAAGTAAGTTCAGCAAGTTGAAGGGCAGCAATTACTTTTGTACAGAAAGGGCATCCATTTTTAGAGTAGACTGTGAACGAAGGTGAGGTCATAATTTTGTTTACTTTGAGGTACTATTTACCTGTATGGCATGGTGAGGTTTGTGCTCTCTTCCTAAAGGTTGGGAAGACTCAAAAGGATCCCGTGATTTGTTTTTAATCACAATGAAAGCATCTTTATTATACTTACGATGACCAAGTGGGGATGACCACTTTTCATTGTACCCTTCAGGTTGATCAATACCAGAAACTACTGTGCCACCAATCTCTACGACGATGTTATCATCGTTGTCCCATCCAAGAGTGTTCATTGTCTCTGCAATTTTAGAAGCAAGCATATAAAATAGACTACTCCTTTAAGTTTAACAGTATTATCGTTAGTTGTAAAGGTCTCTTACTTCTCCAATAATCCATGATTTCATACCATATGATGCGTTACCAATCAGATCTATAGCTAATTCTGCCGTTTCCCATGGTACAACTAAACAGAATCCAATACCAAGATTAAATACATTTCTCATCTCTTCCTCGGCAATCTCTCCTGCTTCCTGAATCTTATTAAACAACTCAGGTCGTTCCCAAGCATTATAGTCAACATCAACTGTAAGACCCTTTGGAAGGCATCGTGGGAGGTTCTCAGGCAGTCCTCCGCCAGTGATGTGTGCCATGCCTAAGATAGGAATCTCATCTAATAGGTATTGAATAAGACGAGCATAGATTGTGGTAGGTCTCAACAACTCAGGCATCTCTTTATAGTAGATGTAATTTCTCCAGAGCATATCATTGATGAGTGTGTATCCATTACTGTGAAGTCCACTACTCTCGATACCAATGACTACATCACCTGCCATGATGTTACTGCCATCAACAATATCATGCTTCTCCACAATACCAGTACAGAAACCAGCAAGGTCATAGTCATTTGTTCTAAAATGCTCTGCTGTTTCACCACCAATCAGTTCCATCCCCGCCATCATACAACCAGTATTGATCCCGTGAACAATATCTTGGACGTTACCATCAAGTGTTTTGGTAGAGATATAGTCTAGAAAATATAATGGTTTAGCACCAGAACATATAACGTCATTGACGCACATAGCAACGAGATCCTGACCAATAGTGGTGTAATCATCAGCAATCCTACAGATATTAATTTTAGTTCCAACACCATCAGCACCAGATACTAATACAGGTTTCTCATATCCTGATGGAACTTCCATCATTCCACTGAACCCGCCAATACTAGGCGATAGTGCTTTGATATACTCTACAAAGGAACGTCCTTTGATGATGTCAACTCCAGAAGTTTTGTAGTCCATCAGTCTTTCATCTCCGAAATTGTATCATCAAGGGTATCAAGAATATTTTCAAAAGACATGATACCTTCAATATCACTAAGTATTTTAGCGATTTGTGTACAAACAATAGGACGCTCTTGCCTAGCAGCATATGCTAATGCATTGCGTAGTGCTGCTTGTGCTTCTTTAAGTGATTCTTCAACCGAATTAGATAGTGCCATTAGTAAATTTCTCCTTTGATAATTTGTTCACGGTTCTTTAGTTTCCATACAATGTATTCTATGGTAGGAACACACATAGGGTTCCAACCAACAAAGGTTGTTGATTCTCCACTGGGTATCTTCCAACACTCAGCATCATCATTCTCAAGGTCTAATGATTCTCTGTAAGCATCATCACCAAGAAGAACAACTGCCCTCTCAGCTTCATTCAAACTCTTGAAGCAATCAAAAGAATTCCTTCTAATCTCATCAGGTATGTGATGTTTCATTCTAATACAAATTCAACTTCTTCATCAAGTGCCCAAGAATCTTCACCCTCAAGATACTGCTTTAACTTATCCACCAATTCTGGCGGGAAATCATCAATGAACATCCCCCAAGTTCCTGGATTTTCATCATCACCGTCAGGTTCCCAAGTTGAATACTTAATATCATTTTGATATTCATAAAAAAGAAAGTCAAATATGTTAGATTGATCTTCTTGAGTTTGACAGTAGATTTTAAGATTGTTCATTGGATTGCAAGTGGTTGTAGTCGGTCAAGAATATAACGATAGGCAGGAACGATATCTCCTTCGTCCTTTCTGAATAGATCTTTATCAAATCTTTCATCACTACCAATCTTCCAGAGCCTCATGCTATCGGGACTAATCTCATCGGCAAGTAGCAACTCTCCATGAGCAGTATATCCAAACTCAATCTTGAAGTCAATCAAATCAATGCCCATGATGTAGAACATCTGACGGAGGTAATCATTGATCCGTAGTGTCATCTCAATAAAAGGTTCTGGATCATATCCCATCAAACGCACACGATCAGGTGTCAAGAGAGGATCATGCTTACTATCATCCTTCAAGAAGAACTCAACAATAGGATGTGGTAGTGAGTAACCTTCTTGTAATGTTGTCTCGCGAACAATAGATCCAGCAGCACGGTTCCTACAAATAACTTCTAGTGGAACAATG